GTTCTCACATATTCTTCTCTTTTATTATCATTCTGACTATTTAATCTGATATGTACTAATACAATTTCGTATTTATCACTATTATCTATTTTCAATTTTTTATAACAATACCTATGTATTAAAGGAGTATCTTCAGCTATTGAAGATAAGATATCGACTTGTATAGTTTCATTATCTAGAATTTTTATTGTCTCGTCATCATCTTTATATTGATCATTGTTATTATAATTGAAATAATTTAATTCAAATATTTGGATAATATCTTCCAGTGATAAATCAGATTTTGTTTTGTCAAATACTACAATTTTTTGGTCTTTAACAGACATACCTTTTTCTTCTACAGTTTTTTGTAAATATGCTGTTCTCGTTATTTTTGTACCTAAGTCGTCTGGTAATTTACTTAAAAATGATTTGAGATCTAGCATTTTATTAACATGTTTTGTAAAAGGAACAAGAGTTGGTGTCCTGGTTTTCTTTTCTGGTAATGGCAATGATGTTCTAGTTGATAAAGTTTCTTTCTTTTTTGGGTACTGTAATGACTTTATACTTTTCATTCTTCTGTTTTTATAGCATAAGTTTTTTCTAATTGTTGTATCTTTTTAACAACTTTCTTTATTGAATTATATGTACTGTCTACTAAATCATTGTAAGTTAAATTATGTTTTTTCAAATCTCTTCCACCTGTTGTATACGAAGTCATCTTATATTTATTAATTTTTGCATCATATTTATGCGTTTCTTGCATTTGCTGTATACATAATTCATGATATTTATCGTAACCGAAATCATAGTTTTTTAATTGATACTCGGTTTTGAATATTTTATATGGTTTTTTTTCATTTACTAAGTCTTTAATCATGTCATATTTATTCATCCCATGTGTTTTAGATTTCAATTTTTTATAAAAATCTTTCTTTTCAAGTTGAAATGCTGTTATGATATCTTTTACATATACACCATTTTTAATCAAGACGTTATCGTCATTGTATGCTTTTCTTTCAAAATTATAAAAATATCTATCCTCGTCATAAATTTCCAATGTCTCAGATAAGCGTTTTAAAATATCTTCGTGAGACATTATCACTCTTCTATTATTATATTGTTAATTTTTTTTCAATATGTAAAATAAGATCATTTATGGATATCCTTTGAAATGGATTGAAACTATTTGAATTATAAATCATAAAATCAAAATGTTGTCTATCCTTTGGATTATTGAAAATAATAAAGGGTTCAATATATTTGAATAATATCGAAATTGCAAAAACATCAGATTTATAAGCAATTTCGACAGGAAACATCTCATTAACACATGTAACTTTTTCTAAGTCAATTTCTTTTTCAATATCTTCAAATCCTTTTATATATGATGATATATCGTATGATATACTGTTATCGTGTTTCCAACAATGTTCTTTATAAAATTTCCGCAATATTCTTGTATTTTGCTTTAGATAATTGAATGCTTGTTTGAAAGCAAATTGAAAATTTACATTTCTGAACTCGTGTGAATGTATAAGATATGCAAGATAAAATTCTGGAGGACTAAATTTATACATATTTGATAACACAAACAATGCCTCTTCTTTGTCACTAAATACAGATTCTGCATCGATTCCTATTCCAAAATCTATTATTTTTAAAGAATTTAATGATTCGTCAAATAAAACATTTGAAGGCGTAATATCTCTGTGAACAATGCCATTTTGATGTATTAATTGAATACCTTTTAAAAAACGTTGAATAATATTTAACCAATCATTGTAAACCATTTTATTTAATTTACCATCTTTTATAGTTGTTCCACAGAAACTATAAATAATTTGATACACTTTTTCTTGTTTATAAATGTTTTGATTATATTTCAAAAGTATTTCTTTGATTTCGCTTGAAATATATTGAATAGGTACGGTACACGCTCCTTTGACTGTTGCTGTAAATGTATCATAATTCGGTATTTTGGTAATATTTGATAATATCTTCATCTCATCTTCATAATCTTCTCTAGATTCATCTGAATAAAATATTTTAAATACATCATTGTCGTTTTTATCAATATATTGAATATCCCATGATTTTGGTTCTAATATACCTATTGATGTAACAATACTGTATCTACCAGAACCGATCAATTTTATAGGTTCTGTCATTGAAGAAAAGGATTTGATATTACTAATGATATAGTATAAAAGTTTTCTAAAAGACAAAATAATTTTGATTAATAGTACTATTTAATAAATTGTATTTTTTAAATAAAAATATCCTTAAAAAATAAAAATGAATTTTGATCCGCAAAAATATGTATACACATATCTAATTTTAACAATTGTTATAACTATAATTTATGCGGTAATGAAATGTGGTTTTAACATAAATATATTCGACAAATATTTATATGTAGAAAGCACCTCTTTTAAACTTGTTGATATTTTTAAATATATGATATATCATGTTTTTGGATATATGATCCTAGGATACTTATTTTCCAATAATTACTTTGTATCAAATTTAATTCAAACAATATTTTTGGAATGTCTTCTTGCATCGATGAAAAATTGTAATATTAATGAGATAGTACAATACGATGTAATGTATACGGCATTTGTTAGTATTTTTGTAGGAATGTTCAGTTATTACTTAGGAGGACTAATTAAAAAATATTATTCGTAATCCTATTATTGTAGTTTTGCCGAATTATTTAATAAATAACACACATTGATATTTGCGATCGGCAATAAAGTATCTGGTGTTTCGTCATCATTCATATTTAATGGAACATCGTTGTTAATAATACCAGAGACAAAATGAACATTGTCAAATGATTGTTCTGGTTTATATATAAGTTCGTTTTCAAATCCTTTGTTTTTTATACGATTTGATTCTTCATATAATTTTATATCATAATCTAATGGTGGTTTTCTTGCATCCAAAACTTTTGGAGGACACCGTACTCTATGTTTGTCTTCAACGACATTTGCATCATGATCTTTTGAAGTTTTTGGATATAAAACAATAAATGAAATAAAACCCAAAACTAACAAGATTCCTAAAAGAAGCAATATGTCTTTCATTCTTGTGCTTAATAATAAATAATATTTTTTATTGATCATCATCTATAAATTGAAATTTTGTTTCTGGTTCTTTTTTTTCAACAATACAGTTATCAATATAATTCATCATAGTATAATTATTGTTCTTATAATACTTAATTCTAGTATATCCTTTTCTGGTGAAAATTGAAAACTCGTCCCATATATCAATAATAAGAGGAATATATTTTCTTTCAGAGGGTTTTTCTCTCAAAATACGCCCTACTGATTGTTGAATATCTGAAATTGGACTTGCGAATATAACAGTATTCAAAGATGGGATATTCATACCTTCTGCTGCCATTTGATAGGTTGCCATAATTATATTCTTTTTTGCAGAATTGTCCAATGTTTTCTGTGACATTCCCCCAACATAATATCCAACATCGTCTGATATATTGAAAACATCAATCAATTCTTCTAATGCCGTAAGTTGGTTTCTTCTTTCACTCAATATAAGAACCTTTCTATCCGGTTCTTCTTTAAGAACTCTCTTTAAAACATCTATAATGAAATTGTTTCTAGGAACAAACGAACATATATTACTAATCATTCCTGTATGGTTTGGTTTTCCATTCCAAAGAAGAAGATTTCTACTGTATTCTACACTAGGATCAAAATATTTATGAATTTCAACATTAACATCAACTTCGTCTTTTTTAATAAGTTTATAAACCGATTTTCCAATGTAATACTCAAATACCTTTCTCATTCCATCTTTTCTGTTTAAAGTTGCCGAAAGTCCAAGAATTTTACTTACATTCAGTTTTTGAAATGCTCTACAAAATACTTCTGCACCTAGGTGATGAACTTCGTCAATTATAACTAAACCAAATTCTTTGAATATATTTGTATCATAATCTCTCATTGCAAGAGATTGAAGAGATGCTACGACAAAATCTTTTCCTTCAACATCTACCTTTTTTTGTTTAATAATACCAATTTTGGCATCTGGAACGAACTGTTTGACTGTTTCTATGAATTGTTGATTCAAGAAGTCTTTGTGAGAAACAAACATTGTTTTTTTTTGAAAATGACAAGCGATATAAACGCTCATAATAGTTTTGCCAAAACCACATGGAACAGAAATAATTCCACCTCTTTTTGAAGAATCTGATGCTGCTTTGATAAAATTATTAACAGGTTCTAATTGTTGATCACGAAGAGTTCCTTTAAAAACCATATTATCGCACTGAATTCCATCGGAAAGAGTACATTTGTCGGGAGTACCAAACTTTTGTAATCCATAATATCTAGGAACATATAATCTTTTATCGTTTTCTGTATAGATTTTGAATGTTTTTTGATTAGAATCGTTTGTCATTGAGAAATTAATAATAGGGTTCATTGTTAACTCTTTTTGAAGTTGTTTAATCAGTACTTCGTTATTTTTTTTTGCAACACCATAACCATTAAAAGATAGAATAGACATCTTCAGTTTACATACATTATTATTAATGTGTCATATTTTTATATCTACCATTATGAATAGAAGATGTTGCGCGAGACATTAAGAATTTTAGCGTTTTGTTTGTTAATAATGGTGATTATACTTGACGATTTTCCATTTTACTCAAAAATGAAAGACAAGGTGACGCAATTTTTCCTTGCTATATGTATTATTATATTCGTAATATTTGATCCCATATTCGGTTTGATAATGGGTTTTGTTCTTCTTTTAATATATTTTGAAATATATGGTAAGATAAGAAAATCATTACAACATGATGATAAATCAAAAAAAAATATCACAATGCCGTTAGGAAGTAACATATGGGACAATGAACAATCAAGAATAGAATCATGTGTTACACAATTAGATTATATTACAGATGAACATTTATTATCTGCTCAAAATAATATTTTTGATGAAGATAATATGAAAAAAGAAGTTGCTAGTCTAGAAAATATATGCGGCACTCAAGGGTTTCAATGTGACAATTCAAAAATAAAAGGATTTTGTTCAGAAAATAATTTTCATGTTTTGGAAAAATTACAATAAATCCAAATAAATAATAGTATAGAATATCAAAAATACTATCATCATATTAATAAGCAATTCTTTTCCTGATGTATAATGTTTTACATTATCCGGTAATTTATTTATAGCATAATATGAAATGTTGCTATAATATATTAGAAACGAAACTAATGTTATAATTGCTGCTTTTTTAGCGATGTCCATGTCTATTATACGTTTTCTTTTTGTTGAACTGTATTTTAAATGGTCCGAAGAAGGTGCAAATTGTACTTGTTGCATAGGTTGTTGTATAGGTTGTTGTACATACTGAACTTGTTCTTGTTGTATTTGTGGAATATTTTCTTCTATTTGTTTCAGTGGTTGTTGAGAATACATATCTTGTTCAAACTCTTTTAAAACTGATTGAACCATCGGGTCTTCTATATCAGAAGAATCTCTTGTTGTTTTTAATGGAAGAGTGTCAATTGGTGTAGACATTTGACTAGAATTATGGTTATTCATAACACCGGGCATAGTTGCCATAATCTAATATATGACAATAACAAAATAATAATCATGGTTACGCACTTATCAATTACTTTATTTTATTATCTGGAATTTTTTGCATATCATAAGGATATAGTACATTTTTATTTGTACAATCTACCATATATGGTGTATATTGAAAACAGGTTTCATCTAGTTTAAATATTACTCCTTGTATCTCTTCAATATGAGGTGCGAAAAATACTACACAATTATTTTTACATACTCTATGAAAAAGAAGAGCGATTGCCAAACCAAATATAGAACTTATAATTTTTTGACCTACAGATGTATATAACAGTTTGTCGATAATATTTCGAGTAGTATTGATTTCAGTCATTGATAACTTATCTTATACTAAAAATTATCAATATTTTATATTTTAAACAATAGTTTGTTTCTTCGCGTCATTTGTACATTTTACTTCTTTTGCTTTAAATTTATAACAATCTCCGCTTAAACCCATGTATGTTATTTTATTTGCATTATATGGTGTTGGATATTTGATAATTTTCTTTTTATCTGGTATATCCAAGTAAACATAAACAATTCCGATACAGAAGGCAACAAGAAACCATAATATATGAAATTTAAATGTTTTTTCTATCATATGTCTTTCTATATATAAATTTATACTTTAATTGATTTTGGTTTGTTCAAAAATGGTTTTAAAATATGTATCGAGATTTTCCGGACCCATCATTTGTTCTTCGTAAGTAGAACGAGGTACATATTTTATCACAGTTTTAGGTTTGATATTTTTTGTTAAATTATCATAATATCCCTGTATAATTAAAGTAGTTCCAAGAAATAATAAAAATATTGCAATGCTTTTCATCTTATATTACAATAATAGAAAAATAAACTCATTTTAAATCTTCAAGGGTGTAAACCAGAATATATTTAAACAGAACTATCGTTTTGTCTTTCTGTCCATGGATCGATTTTTGAAATATTTTCTGCAAGATCCGAAACATCAACAGTGTCAGTATTTGCTTTCATTGCAGTTTGTTTTCTTTCTTCAAAAACTTCGTCTTTGTTGTCCATGTTTTCTTTATATTTCTTCATCAAAGTGTTCAACTGTGTTTCGCCAAATTCTTGACTTTGAAGATCATTTGGATTAGGTGACCATGGACACCAACATCCTACTTGACCAATGAAAATATCAAATTTATTGTCAATTTTTTTCAGGAATTCTGAACGACTTTTTGCTTCGTCTATTGTGTCAAAAGTACCACGGACCTTTATGCCCCGAATAGATGTTTGAAAATTGTTATCTCTGTGGAAATCTGCCTCAATTTCAGAAGAATTTACAGATTTAAAGAATTTATATTGCTCGTTCATCTCAATAGGATCTGACAAATATTTATGATTGTTATGTATTGTATCAATCATATCTTTTGATTCAGGGAATTTCGCACGCAATCCATCAAACAATGTTGTCATATCTTTACCAAATTGGTTTAAAAAACGTGTAAAATAAAATGCTTCCTTTTTTACAAGAACCTCTTCGGGACTTAAGAATGACAAAAGAACATAGTTCTGTCCTCTGATTGGTTTGTCCTCATCGAGATAATCGAAATCCTTTGTAGAAACTGTATCTGTACTCGCAGACATTGCTTATATAAAATATTTTACTTTAAAATCTTATATACTTTTTGAATAAAAATATTCTTTGTTATAAGTATAAAAGAAAGTTAAAATGGATTATACCCTTGATGTTTGGGAGACTGTAACCAAATTAATAAAATATCTATTCGAAGGATTGGCGGTTGGTATTGTAGCGTATGTTTTACCAAAATCAAGATTACATCCCAGTGAAATATTGGTGATCGGTTTAACTGCCGCATGTGTATTTTCTATCCTTGATTTATTATCACCTTCTTTCTCCGCTGGTGCTCGATCTGGTGTTGGTCTTGGTGCAGGATTCAAATTAGTCGGATTTCGTTAAATAAAAGTTTAAAAGTTTTTATTTAATATACTATATTTTTTTTATAATGAAGGAGATTGATAGAATTCATAGTTCAAATCTTCGCATATTTTTTTCCATATCTGGTCTTGAATGTAGAGTTTTTCTCTACTTTTCAATAATGGGAAATATTTCAAATATTCATTGAGACCTAGAATTTGGAAAAATTTATACAAAACATAACTATATGATAAGAAATTCTTTCTGTCTTTAGGACAATGTTTCAAAAAAGGTGCCTGAATATCTCTAAACATCGAGTATAGTTTATCTTCTAAATCCGGCGAAAACTGAGGAGTCGGAACACCATTTATCCGGTTGATAATATAGTTGATATGTTCATAATATTTATTAATCCTTAATCTTTTCAATATCTCGCGCATTTTAGTGTACGTTATTGTCTTTGTATCTGATATCTTTTCCTTTTTGATTTCATTCAGGATTTTTTCAAATACTTCATTCGGGATGTCGGTACTTTCTTTTCCTTGAACTTGATTACACCACTCCCTAAAATGGTTGATTCTTTTATAACTAAAATGCGAGGTATCTTTCGAATTCTGTTTGAGTATTGGTCTATTTTGTTCTACAAGTAACAGTTCCTGATAACCACAATATTCACATATCATTATTGCATCGTACTGAAGACAAACCATTTGTTTTTGACAAACTATACACTGTTCCGCATCATCAATATCATTCTTTCTAACATATTGTTTATTTGTTATAATTAGATATTCGTCTACTAAATCACTTTTTCCTGTAGTCGCATTTTGTATTGTATTAATGTCGTCTTTTGGTTTTTGTTTTGTTCCGGATGTGTTATTAAGAGCATCTAGAATTGTTTTTGTAGCAAATTTTGGAGCAGATATATTCGTTTTTCGCGCATCCATCTTTATTTTAGATTGTTTCTCTAATAAATCGTAGTAATTGAATAGGATATCACTTGTATTGTTATAGTAATCTAATTCGTCAAACTCTTTTTGATTGTTTTTAATTTCCTTATCCATCTTTTGAATTTTTTCAGATAATTCTATATTTGATGTCCAAAGAAGATTATAATGTTCCAAATTTGTATATTCTGATACAAAGAGATGTTCTATTTCCCTTTTGATATTTGTTCGAATATTTATTAACCTTGTTAATTCTTCTTTCATACTGTTATTTTCATCTGTCTTAGAAGCAAATACTTTAATCATATTGTTGTGCATAACGTCGAGAGTAGAAGCATCTTTTGCATTATTTGTTATTGCAATCCTTTTTTTTGATGTTTTTTCTTTGAACATTTTTATAAAGCATATATCTCAAGTTATTATTTACATTCTTAAGTATTCAATTTTTTTCTCCTGTTATAGTATAAAGAATATAACATAAATGGGCGGTGGTCTTCTTCAGCTTGTTGCATACGGAGCACAGGACGTTTATTTAACCGGTAATCCTCAAATAACCTTCTTCAAAGTTGTCTATCGTCGTCATACTAATTTTGCAGTAGAATCAATTGCTCAAACTCTCAATGGCACTGCTGCTTACGGAAACACTGTATACTCCACTATTTCTAGAAATGGTGATTTAATCAACAGAGCATACATGGAATTCACAATTCCCCAATTGGATGGTTATAAGTTCGACTATAATGGCACCGAAGATAAACCGGATCAAGTAAAATATGTTAATTATCTCGGTTTGAAATTATTGTCTCAAGTAACCATCGAGATAGGTGGTCAACAAATTGACAAACATTATTCTGATTGGATGTATATATGGAATGAACTTTCTCTTCCTCTTGGAAAACGTAGTGGATATGAAATGATGGTTGGAGCAGATGGCGATGTTACCAGTGCCAAAGAGACTGTTTTGCATGTTCCTCTTGAATTCTGGTTCTGTCGCAATGTTGGACTTGCTCTTCCATTAATTGCTCTTCAGTACCATGAGGTTAAATTAAAAATTGTCTTTGAAAACAATGATAAATGTATTATAACTCGTGGAGCTGGTGTGATACCAACCAATGCTTCATTTGGTGCTCAACTATGGGTAGATTACATCTTCCTCGATACTGATGAACGCAGACGTTTTGCTCAACTTTCCCACGAATATTTGATAGAACAATTGCAATTCACTGGTTCAGAAGATTTGAAAGTATCTGATGGTAACAGATACAGACTCAATTTCAACCACCCTTGCAAAGAATTGGTGTGGGTTGCTAAACCGTCCACTGAAAATCAAGATTGGTACAATTATACTAATAATCATGTTCTCAAAGCTAGTACTTTGACCTTAGAAAACGACATCACCAATTTGACTGAAGCTATATATCCTATTGGTAAAAATCCATTGACCAAATCTCTTCTTCAATTAAATGGAAACGACAGATTTGCTGCTAGAGACGGCGGGTACTTCAACTATGTCCAACCTTATCAGCACCACACCAACATTCCTACTAACAGAGGAATTAACGTGTATTCTTTCGCACTTAAACCCGAAGAACACCAACCTTCCGGAACTCTCAATATGTCCCGTATCGATACCGCAGTATTGTCAATGAGTTCTATAGTTGCAGGAAATATTCATATATATGCCCTTAACTACAATGTCCTCCGTATCATGTCTGGAATGGGCGGACTTGCTTACAGCAACTAAACATTTTGAATATTTAGTCAAAAAATAAAACATTTTTAACAAAGAATCGTAAGAACAGTTCATTTTTTTTCTCCTATTATAGTATAAAGAATATAACATAAATGGGCGGTGGTCTTCTTCAGCTTGTTGCATACGGAGCACAGGATGTTTATTTAACCGGAAATCCTCAAATAACCTTCTTCAAAG